AAGAAAGTGCGAAGAAAAAAAGTAGATTACGTAGAATTGCAGAATTATTTAAAAAACGCGATAGTTAGAGATTAGAGAAATGACTACACAAGAATTAAACAAGTTTAGAGAAAAATTTATTAAAGATGCTAACGATCTTAGTGATAAAAAGTCAGTTGAGTACACTATCTCAAATAAAGATCGTTTATTTAATTTTAAAAATGTAGGTGCTCGTATTGGTATTACGCCAGAACAAGCACTAATGACTTATGTACTTAAACATATGGACGCAATATGTAACGATGCAAAAACTGGCGAAGTGGTTAGTGATGAAACCATTTTATCCAGAGCACATGATGTTGTGAATTATATGATTTTATATGCAGCACTAAAAACCGAAGTACCTAACACGGAAGACAAAACATACCATGATAACCATAAACCTAACAAAAGCGGAACAACAATTGGCGATTCTGTGCGGGAGCGAACGTCATATACAGAACCGCCTAAATGGGAAGGACTCCCACAAGACTAATTTTAATCCAGATATTGTAGGTATGGCTGCTGAAATTGCCGTAGCCAGATACTGCAACCGTTATCCAGATTTAACCATAGGTCCACAGAAAGGCGGAGCGGACTTAGTTATAGCTGGTAAAAAAGTAGATGTAAAGACTACCACAATGAATCCGGGGTATTTACAAGCATCGTTAAAAAAGAGAATGTCTGACGCAGACATTTACCTACTCGTAACTAACAACTTTCCACATTTTACTATTCAAGGCGGTGCATTTAATCATCAACTCTTAAATAAAACTAGTATTCGTGACACCGGGTTCGGCAATAAGTACACACTAGAGCAGTTTCAATTATGTTCTTTAAAGGAGTTATTTAAGAAAAATGTTAAGCATTTCTAAAGGTAAGGTGGGCGAATTGGCGATCAGGAAAGACCTCATTTTATGTAACTACAATGTTTACTTACCAGAAGTTGACAATGGTATTGATTTATTAGTTGAGCTGTCTAATGGTTTAATTAAGAAAGTTCAAATTAAATCAGTTTATACATCACAAACTGACACATCACTTGTGGTAGATACTCGAAAGTACATTAATACCAATCGTGTTGATGTTATTGCCATTTATTATGAACCAAAAGATGATATTGCCTATGTACCATTTGAAAACCAAGGCACTATTAATCTGGCATTACAAACCGCTAAAAATAATCAAGATAAAAAACGTAAATGGTTTTATGGCTATAGACGTTTTCCTGAGTTTAGCTGATGAGCAAAGTTGAAGGACATTTTGCAGGTAGTGTGCAGTTTGATACTGACAAGGGTCAAACTGCTGATAGTATGGTCTATGGACTTACGCAAAAACATTTAATTGAAAACTTAGTTGATCTACTAAAAAGACGCAAAAACTCCGAGGTGTTGTTTGCTGCGTGGGTAGATCGTAATCAAAAAGAACATGACATAACAAAACAAGTGAGGGAATTATGTTACAAGAAGCTGTAGAAATGCGGGGAAGAAAATTAGTTGTAGACAAGTCTATTAAGATGTGTATGCAATGTAAACAAACCTGGGAAAAAGTAAATAAACGTACCTATATGGTTACTCATGTTTATTACCCAAAAGGTCATATACCAAGTCTTGGTAAAGAAAAAAAAACGTGTCCCAGGTGTGAAAAGAAATGAATATGCTTGATCTATTTTCAGGAATTGGTGGGTTTCATAAGGGTTTTGAACAAGCTGGATTTACGTTTGATTACGTAGGTTTTTCTGAAATAGACAAGTATGCAAGTGCAGTATATAAATACAATTATCCAAAAGCAGAGGAGCTCGGAAATGTTAAACTTATTCGATCAGAAAACTTACCCAAAATCGACCTTATCACTTTCGGGTCGCCTTGCCAAGATTTTAGCATCGCCGGGTTACGGTCAGGTATGCAAGGTGATAGATCGTCCCTTATCAGCGAAGCAATTAGACTCATCGATGAATGTAGACCACGTTTTTTTGTCTGGGAAAATGTTAAAGGAACGTTCAGCTCAAACGGTGGCGCAGACTTTTGGGGAATTGTCCAAGCCTTTATCAACCTTGGGGGCTATCGATTTGAATGGGAATTGCTTAATTCACGCTGGTTTCAAGTCCCCCAGAACCGGGAACGACTCTATTTTGTCGGAATATCTGGAAAAGAACGTGGACTCAAAGTATTTCCTATCGGAAAGACAAATAAAGTCAATGGAACAATGGAAAGCTCACGAAAATCCACTAGACAATATAGTAAATGCTTAGTTGCACCAAATAATCCAAAAAGTCATAGTACAATGCAGTTGGTTATTGATAAACAGGGTAAAAAGAAAAATAATCAAACGTATGCAGCGAGTTTATGTGGTGGTGCAAATAGTGGTGGCAATCATAGTGACATGGATTTAATACAAACTGTCAGCAATGCATCTGAACGTGAACACGGATTTAAAAACGTTTCTCCAGCATTATTAAGCAGAGATTATAAAGACCCAAAATTAGTTAAGACTAAGGTTGCAGATTATCGCATTGATGAGGGTTTACGGATTCGTAAGGATAATATTGCACCGACACTTACATCGAGCAAAAACAGCGAAACGCAAGTGAGTTCTATGTCTCCATTTGTTTGGGAAGATGTGCAACCAGTACTTACACCAGACCGTGCTAAAAAAGGACAAAATGGCCGCAGATTAAAAGAAAATGGCGAACCGTGGTTTACATTGACTAGCAAGGATAACCATGGAGAAAAAATTAAAACTGATATACGACGCCTAACACCAGTGGAGTGTATGCGTTTGCAAGGGTTTCCAGATAATTGGAATGAACGTGGAATCATTGATGATCAGGACGTAAAAATTTCAGATACGCAACGGTATAAACAGGCAGGAAACGCAGTTACGGTTAATGTCGTGGAAGCTGTTGCACGAAAACTTAAACCATAATCGCAGAGTATGATGGGCTTTAATAAAGATAAAAGACTAGCAAATATTTCGGTTGGCGCTGAAAATAGCTCTGCGGTTTTAAAACAAAGGAGATAACATGGTAACGGTAGTGACATTTACAGTGATCAGCTTAATGATTTTGTTCGTGTATTCTCAGGAGAACCAACAAGATGATTAAACACTATTGGGATAGTTTATTTAACGACAACTTGACTTTTATATTAGGATGGGAAGCGTTTGTATTAATGATGTTGGCTTTCTTTATTAGTATTGTAGTTAGGTTGCATAGGATTGAGAGGAAAATTGATGATATTAATGAATATTTCTGAGTGGGTAGTTGAAGCGTTTATTTTAAGCATGGCGTTGTTGTGTTGCAGTATTGCTATGGTACTAATAATGCTTATGGTTAGTGTATCGATACAATTTATAGAAAATAAAATAAGGAACTAAAAATATGGGAAATTTAAGTTTACATGGCAATAATTACGTGCTTTTGGACGGAACAAAAGCACCAAGTGTAACAACAATTATTGGTCAGAATTTGGGGTGGAATAAGAATGTATTAATTAATTGGGCGAAACGCCAAACAATGGTGGGTAAAGATGCCGATAAAGTATTGCAAGATGCTGCCGATACTGGCACATTAACTCATTTATTAATTGAGAATCATCAACGTGGTTTAGACACAGATACTAAGGATTTTACACGTAATCAAACAGAGAAAGCTATGATTGCGTTTAGTGGGTATTTAAAATGGGTTGAAAAAACTAATTTTAAAGCTCTAGCTAATGAAGTTGTGATAGTTGATGAAGAACAACGTGTCGCTGGGACGATAGATTGTATTGGTAAAATGGGTGATGATCTGGTAGTCATAGATTGGAAAACTTCGAAATTTTTATATAAAGAGCATAAAATTCAAATTTCTAAGTACATTGATATGTATGAACGTAAACAGCCAAAAGCTCAAGTGAAATATGGTATGGTCCTTAGATTTGAAAAAGAAGAGTGTAAGTTCCATCAACACAAGATTCAACGTGATAAGATTGAAGCTGGAATTAAAATTTTTGATACATTATTAGAGCTACATAACTCAAAAAGTTTGATTTGAGACATCACTTCGACCAGCTTACGAGCAATGGTCGTAGAGCTAAATGCCCGAGCAATAAACCTGCGGAATGTACGGGCGATGGCAGCGACTTTTGTATTATGGTATCTGACGATCATGCATGGTGTTTTCGATGTAATTATCGATGGAGTGATCAGGAAAAATCTGATTATAAAAAACCATTAGAACCTATCGTGCCTAAAACTTTAATGAGCTCAGATATTGAAAAAGAAGCTAACTATAAGGTAGCTCGATCTAATTTTTTAACGTATTATGATAAAATAATTAATAATTTAAAGTTACCTTGGAATAAAAAAGCCTTTGACGACATTTATGGTTTAGGTGCTCTAAACAATAAAGACACAGTTCAACTAGTATTTAAGATAACTGAAACACATATCAAACTGCATAAAGGCAAACAATTCGGCAATGCAGAATGTAAAATCTATCCAATGGGTGTACTTCCGCAACTACCTCAAACCAGTACACTCCTGATCTGTGAGGGCGAGAAAGACGCAATCACAGCCATCGTAAACGGCGCACCAGCTATAACCTTCACCTCGGGGGCTGGTGCGCTTCCCACCAATATTGATGCCATTAAACCGTTTACAAAGCTAGTGATTTGTTACGATAATGATACAGTGGGTCGTGAGGGTGCGATTAAGATTGCCAAGGCACTATTTAAACAAAATAAGGCACGGCAGATCAAAATATTAAAATGGGAAAATAAACCAGAAAAGTATGACCTTACTGACTATTTTCGTGATGGAAATACAAGTAATGACCTCTATAGTATGATCGATCAACTCGATGTATTTGGTGCAACACCATCGGATTTTGGTGGGCTTGTTGAATTTAACCCGGAAGACTTTGTTGCAGAACGTAATGAAGAAGTGATACAAATCTGCGAAGAAGTTTTATTAGAACACGGATTTAGTAGTATTGCCGGGAGCTCTAATGTCGGTAAGTCAATTCTGGCATTGCAATTTGCCGTTTGTGTAGCAATGGGTGTGCCGTTTCTAACTTTTAGAGTGCCGAAACCACGTAAGGTTTTATTTGTGCAGTTTGAAATGCTTGATGCAATGGTGGCGGATCGTTTAGCTCCACTTAGTAATAAATTATTAGCCGATTATCCAACGTGTCGGCAGAATTACGTGGATAATCTAAGGTTGACAAGTGTGGCCAATGAGAAAATCTTTAGTGATCAGTATGATAAGATCGAAGGAAACCTAATGGCAGCAGACCCACCTTATGATGTGGTGGTGGTGGATAATATTTATACGTCCACTTCGGCAGATACATCTAAAGGAACTGAACTTACACAACTTATGTCTCGGATTGATGAGTTAAGAGATCGATATAAGTGTGCTTGGTTGTTGGTTTCACATCATAAAAAACAGGAAGAAAGAAGACCTTTGGATCATGGGATGGTTTACGGATCGAGTTATTTTGTAAATTTTTTAGATAACTTAATTCAAGTGGCGAACACCGGGCGACATAAGAAATTAAAGGTGCTAAAGATCACAAAGATCAGGACTCATAATCAGTTTCACGATGTGCCACTTGGAATCTATTTACAAACGGAAGATGAGCAGTTGCATTTTGAATATAAAAAGCCACTTCCAAAAAATGAAATGTACTGGTACCAGGATCAGGAAGAGTCCGAAGAAGACAAAATATTAAAATCACTTGAAACCGATGGTGCGAATTTTACTTATCAGGATATGGCCAATGTTTTAAAAGAAACTTTAAATGTTTCTAGCTCTAGGACCGTAACAAAATGGCTTGATAAACTAATAAAATTAGGGTATGTAGCTAAAGTTGAACGGGGTCATTATGTTAAATTAGAAAACGAATTGGAGCAATTTTTAAAATAGCTATGCACACCTATAGTGTAAAATAGGTAAAATAAGTAAAATAGTACTTTACATGGGTAACGTAAAAAAAGATAAATTAATAGAGAGGTACTTTACCTACTTTACCTATTTTACATCTACGGCTCGCATATGCATTTTCACGTAAAATGTCCACTTTCTCATAATTCTGATAAATCCTGTGATTTTGCAATGGAAACGAAATCTGGCATAAAATGTAAATACGTAATCGGCTGGTATCACGATTGGTCAATTGAGCATCATACGTTTTGTTTTCAAAAAAAATTAACCAGGGATAAACTGAGTTGGCGCAACAAAATGATAAAAAAATTCGGACCAGCTAAAATATAAAAACCCCCAAACGTTAAAATATTAAAATGCCGTTTTGCCCGGAATTAGAAAAAAAATATGTCAAGTTTATGTGGTTTTATATGAGAAATTTTTAGTAAAAATTATTTATTTATTTGCAAAAAAATGCAGATTTTTAGTTAAAAATATGAGTGATTTTTTAATAAAAAATAGTATTTAATTTATGTTTTAAGAGTTTAAAAACTTTAGTGATTTATTACGATTTTACGTAAAAACGTGTAAACCATTAAAAATGGGGTCGATAATCCAAAAAACAACGTCTAAAAAGTAGTGTAAATGGTTGTATCTTTTTTTATTCGATAGTATATGTCAAAAAAAAACCCACGTAAAAACGTGGGTTTAATTTGTAGTTGGTTTTAATTAACGATAGTTTTGTTTATCTAATGTTGCAAAATCTTTGCCACATTCATAAACGTTAACGTCATCATAAAATTTAATTGTTTCGTTTTCAATTAAATGAATTTTATTAGTAACTAACACTATTCTGTAATATTCTGATATGTCAATTATTCTTTCTTTTAAACTTGGTTTGTTTAATTCAGATTTATAAGTATGATAAATCCTGAAAATTTCAAAACCTTGTTCTTCATCCTTGCAAGATATATCAAAATAACTTTTTTCGTTTTCCATAATAAAATGAAAACCAAAAATACTATCTTCCATAATATCGGAATAAAGTTGGTGTAATATGTTCATTGTGTCTCCTATGTTATTGACTAAAATCCACCACGTAAAAACGTGGCAGATTTCACGTAATAAACGATCATCAGTTAGTCTTTTTTTTCTTCTCTGGTTTCCAGGTTGCTGCCACCCGGTAGAGTACATAAAAATAAATTGAGAAAAACAAAACCCATAATCTATTCATTATCTTTTCTAATGGCATCAAACCAACCGAACAGATCAAACAACGGTATCCAATGACCCTCAAAAAAATCATATCCACACCCTTTAAAAAATAGTGATGTGTGAAAATGGATTCCATCTTCTAAGTCAATTTCGTGAATTATGCCAAATCCTAACGATTGAATTTCATCAATATTATCCAAGATTTTTTGTTGCATAAAATCATTACGACTTGAAAAAATCCAATTCCACATTGGGTACTCTTCACCGTAATATTCGGATTCGTCAAAACTTGCATTTGTTGGGTTTTTTTCGTGGTTTTTTACGGTTAACGGTGTTTCAATATAT